GTCTTTGGAGGACTTGACAGCACAAACCGGTGACGCTGCCTCTCAGGTGCGTGTGCCTCTCGCTAACGTGAACCTGTCTGAGTCTGGTGTGAGTGCACAGCGCCAGAAGGTGGGTATGGTGCGTGACCTAGTGTTTGCTGGGTTTAGTCCTGCTGAGGCTATGGAGATGGTTGGTCTGCCTCCGGTTGCTCACACTGGTCTGCCTTCTGTGCAGTTGCAGGGTGTGGCTCAGGTGGATCCTGAGAACCCTGACAGTGTGTATAAGGATGAGGTGCAGTAATGCCCTTGGTCAGCAGAATGGTTGTCTGTAGTGACACGACAGCGCAAAGAATCGTGGGCGCTGACAACATGCCTCACAGGGCTGTGCTCCACAATGCCGTCAAGTCCTCCAATGAGTACATTTACATTGGTGGCTCATCGGCTACTGCTGGGACTGCTAGCGGTATGCACATTGACCCAGGCCAAACACTTTATGTGGACCTGGCTCCTAACGATGAGCTGTGGGCAACGTCTGACCCTGATGGGTTAGAGGTGCAGGTGTTGGATATGAGAAGGAATGACTAAGTGCCTTACTACATTGAGGAGAACAACCCTAGCTGCGCTGTGGGGGATTGGGCCACTGTGAAAGATGATGGCGAGCTTATGGGCTGTCACGCCACTAAGCAGGATGCTATTGATCAGGGTGTTGCAATTAGCCTTGATGAGGATTCAACTTTTGAGGGTGAGCGTTCTGAGGAGCGTGCAGAACCTGATGAGCTTGAGGTGGGCGATTTTGTGGAGTGGGACTCTAGCGGTGGTATGGCTAGGGGCACTGTGGAGCTCATTGAGCGTGATGGTGAGATTGCGGTCCCTGATTCTGATTTTGTGATTACTGGGACTGAGGATGACCCTGCTGCTTTGATTCAGGTGTGGAAACCTGAGGGAGAGGATGGGGAAGTCTATTGGGAGCCTAGTGGCACTCTGGTGGGTCACAAGTTTTCTACTCTGATGAAGATTGACCCTCTCCCTATGGAGCAGGATCGTGAAATCAGGCAGGTAGATTTGAGCCCACCTGCTTACATGAGGGCTAGCGCTAGGCGTGGCCTGCAATGGCACGAGGAAGGGCTCTCAGGGGATGGCCTACAGCCTGAGACTGTGCGAGAAGCGCGTGCTATGGCTGATGGTTCTGTGACTGCCGATAAGTGGGTGCGTATTCGCGCTTTCCTTGCAAGGCACATGGTGGACTTTGATGCTCCTGCTGCTTCTCCAGGTAATGATGGTTTCCCCAGCCCTGGTGTTGTGGCGATTGCTTTGTGGGGTGGGGGGACTTCAAAGCGTAGTGCGCAACGCGCATCAGACTACGCGGATGGTGTCATTGGTAGAATAGAAGCAGAGAATGAAGGCCGAGCTAAGGGGCAAGCATTGAGCAAAATGGAAACGCGGATCAATTCTACAGAGTTTGAGATTCGTGAAACTGATGAGGGCATGCGCTTTAGCGGTTATGCTGCAGTATTCAACTCTGACAGTGAGCCTCTACCTTTCACTGAGCGTATTGCTCCTGGGGCTTTCAGGGGATCGTTGCGCAACCGCAATGACATCAAACTTTTGTGGAACCACGAGACTGCTTCTGTTTTGGGGAGCACTCGCGCTGGCACTTTGAAGCTCACTGAGAATGAGCGTGGCCTTTATGTTGAAGCAGACTTGCCTAATACTTCTGTGGGGCGTGACGCACGCGAGCTGATTAGTCGTGGCGATGTGGACAGCATGAGTTTCGGTTTCACTGTGGCTCGCGGTGGCGATGAGTGGAGCGCTGATGGTTCTGTGCGCACTCTGAACAAAATCAACCTGCATGAGGTAAGCATTGTGGCATTCCCTGCTTACACTGCCACCGCAGGATCTACAGCAGTACGCGGGCTCGATAAGGTTGCTAAGCGTGCTGAGGTAGATGCTGATGCGCTCGCTGATGCCCTTCTGAAGATTGAGAACGGTGAGGACATCACACCTGATGATCGTAACCTTGTTACGACTGTGCTGGAGAAGCTTTCTCCCGCTGTCGAGGAACCTAAGGGCGATTTGGACATGCTTGCTTTGAAGAAGAAGAAACTCGAACTATTGATGGGGCTCTAATGGCTACAGTGAATGACATCAAGACCACAATTTTGAAGGTGGCAGGTAATCCTGTCTCTGGCCCGATTCGTGCGCTTGCTGGTGAGATGGCTGAGGCTATCTTTGAGCTTGATAATCCTTCTGCTGATACACCTAAGAAGGTGAAGCCCATTAGGGGCACCATCCAGCAGGTTGAGAAAGAAACTCGCATTATGGGGGCTGTCGAACAGCGTTAGCGGGTTCCCCTCACCAGGTCTATTCCCTTTCGCCTGGTGGGGGTTTTCTCTTTTCTAAAATAGTTTGTGTTCGGGGTTGCGTTATCTGTGTCTACTGGTATACACTTTAGATATGCCCACCAACCCAACCCCCACAGCTGGAACTACCAGCGGAAAGGAGTCCATCATGGACTTGCTACTTCGTACCTCTCTTATTCACCCAGATCACGGTGTCGTGACTGTGGAGCTCGATGCTGAGGGAATCTTCCCTGGTGTCTACCCTCTGACCCAGTGCTGTGAGGCAGCTGCCTCTGGCATCGCAGACTATGTAGGGTGCAAGGGTTGCTACCAGCCTGTACCTGAGTGGTTCGGTTCCTTCGCTAAGGATCTGAATGGGCTCAAGGCAACATTTGCCTAAGCCCTTCTCAAAGAGAGCCCCCGCTTTGGTGGGGGTTTTCTCTTTTCTGTGCTAGTGTTTCATGCATAGAAACTCTCTTTCCATTGGTGGATTGGATTTCTTGGGGTCCCACTGGTTTTAGTAGGCTGGTGGGGCCCAATCTATTTCTGCAGTTAGGGCACCCTAACCTTATACAATAGAGATACCGGATTTGTGCGTTACCGCTGCTGGTAGTAGTTGAGTGTTACCACCGCTGCGAAATCATACTAACTAACAAGATTGGAAAATCACTATGTCTGAGTTCATCAAGACTCAGCAAGAGGTTCGCGCCAACCTGACCATGCAGATTCGGGATGTTATTGATTCCGCTGAAGCTGAGGGTCGTGGCCTGGACTCTGCTGAATTGCAGAAAATTGACCGCATCGAGGCTGACATTCGCAAGGCTGATGAAGCCCTTGAGGTTGCTGGTCGTAATGAGGCACGCGCACTTGAAGCTGCTGAAGCTTCTCGCGGTTTCGCTCCTGTTGAGGAAGCTCGTGGGGATGCTGAAATCTTCCGTGCGATGGCACGCGGTGAAATCCGTGAGCACGCCTTCTCGATGGAAAAGCGCGCCACGTTGGTGCCTGCTACCGCTACCACGCCTGTCAATTTCCTTGACCGCGTGTATGCACTCGCTAAGCTCGTTGGCCCTTACCTGGAGACTTCTGAAGTTTTCCAGCGTGACTCTGGCAACGATCTGCGTATCCCAGTTCTCACGGCTTACTCGACTGCTTCTGAGTATGCAGCTGGATCGGCTATCTCTGACAGTGAGCCCACCTATGGCAGCCTTTTGCTGCAGCCCGCTAAGCAGGCCTTCATTGTGAAGCTTGCCAACGAGCTCATCTCTGATGCAGGCTTCGACATCGAGGCTTCTATCGCTGAGAACGCTGGTGTCGCTATCGGTACTCGCGTGAACACGATTGTGCACGCAGCTGTTACCGCTGTTGCTGGCTCTGGTGTTACCGCTGGAACCACTAACGCCTTCACCGCTGATGACCTGATTGAGCTTGCTTACTCGGTTGATGGCATGGCACGCATGCTGCCTGGTGCTGGCTACATGGCTAACACTTCAACGGTTGGTGCAATCCGGCGTTTGAAGGATGGAAACGGCTCGTACGTTCTCAATCCTGTTGTGGGTGGGCCTGACACCATCCTCGGAATGCCTGTCTACGAGAACCCTGCTGTAGCAGACATTGCTACCGGCGCTAAGGCTGTTCTCTTTGGTCACTGGCCTTCGGTGAAAATCTCCACCACTGGTTTGGAGACTTCCGTCTCGAGCGATGCTTACTTCGCTTCGGACATCACCGGATACCGTTTCACCTACCGCGTTGCTGCAGGTGTTGCCAACGGTGCAAACCACATCAAGTACTTGGCTTTGGCATAAGCTAACCAGTACTAACGCAAAACCCCTGTGGCTCCTAGTGAGTCATGGGGGTTTTTGCTATGGTGTGGGGTATGGCTGTAGAGAAAATAAAAGGGCTCGCCTCTTTGGTGAGTAACGATCCAACAATGCCCACAGGTTATGGTGTGCAGGCTGGGCAACTTGTTGAGCAAATGAAAAAGCATGGCATTCATATTGGTGTGCTTTCTAACTATGGGACTGAGGGGAACATTAGGCAGCATCGCACTA